GCGGTTGTAAAGGGAGCATATTACTGAGGGATGCGACAGTTCGACTGTTGCATAAACACCTCGTATATTATACCCACGAAACCAATCTGTTCCGCAGGACTCCCTGAAACTGCCGCTTCCAAACGACTTTGAGTCGTTAGGTTGCAGCCCTAGTGCCTTAAGAAAGTCTAGGTAGACTTCATAAGCTGCAGTAGGCAGGACAACGTCGTCGCCGAACACTCCGATCCCTCGGACAAGCCGCTCGGTGTTACCATAGCGGACTCGCTGCGATATATCGTATTCATCGAGCACAGCGTATACGCTTGCTAGATAGAATAGCGATTGTACAGCAAATGTAAAGCCACAACCCATCGTCGAAAATATACCCATATCAACGGGTACACCGTCGACGTCAACACAAGAGGAGCGAGTTACATTCATCGCCTTGAATAGCGATGGACATTCGGACCACACATAACGGATAAGCGCGCTGTACAGACGATCCGACGAGTCGGAAAAGTCAACAGTGGCCACTTCGCCGTTAAGCGAGCCAGAATAAGCTAGAAGCCGATTCCGGTCGGGTTGTGTTGTTATCCCGAAGCCTAGTCGATCAAGGATTTTCTCCAGATCGATTCCGATACCGCGTGAGAACGCGGCGTCGACGGCAGGGGGAATAATGATGGATCTGTCCACGAGTCTCGTTTTGATGACTGTGGTCCATTTTGCGTATCTCTGGATGCTAACCGCACCATGATTTATTAGGCGCGAGATTTCGGCGTATAGCCGAGTGTCAGCTGACACAACATAAGTACCCCAGAGATCACAGACTGCAGGATTTCCTGCGAATAGTGGGCCGTTGTATAACTTGTCATAGAGTAGCGTACTAACACTACCAACATTGACACCCGGACCCACGCTCAGTGAGTGTATGAAGCTAGGATAGCTATCATAATCTTCACTCAAACTGCTGCAACATTGCGTTATGTAACCGCACATCCTAAGCAGGATGCTACGGTGAGTGACCGACAGCCCGTTAAGGCGGTCGGACCACGTCTCATTGTTGACAATCGCTTGGTCGTTAAGACCTAGAAACTTGTCAGCAGCAGCCTTGCGACGTGCAATAGGATCAATGCTATCTCCGAGTGCGTCTCCGGTAAATTTCTTACCGAAAGAGCGCACAAGAGAATCACAAGCCCTAGCGCAAATAGCAGGCCATGGGTTTTCGATTTCATCGTAATTTCCATGGAGGTATTCTGAGCAGTCTGCGATTATCGCGGCATTAACTCTGTCAAAGAGCGACATTCTGAATCTCCTACTGGCGAGGCCAGCGTTAGTGGGGATGTAAACGAATGTGCCAACTAAAGGGTGTTACTTGTTCAAGCCGGTCGTGATAGCATCACGGATTCCTAAGGAGTTACTCCATAAGAATCCAATGAAGAAC